TTCGGGTTTCGCTTATCAATCATCACAAGCATGCGCGCATCTCCCACGTCAGACTGAAAAATTGGCTTCCTTTCAAATTACGATATCCGTTAGATTTAAACGCATCAAGCCGACCGATATTAAAATCACTGAAGGGTAAACCAGCATGCGGTTTAGAACGCGCCCGGTGGAGTTTCAGGCTTTCAGATGGCAGGGCCAGAGCGAGGAATCCTTCCCGCAATGGTTTCGCCGCGAGTATCGCCCGAAGGATTTGACGATCAGCCGCGATCGGGCCCTGCTCGGCTTTCAGGCTGGCGAGCTTTTAATGGTTGTCGAGCATGGGAGCTGGATCTGCCTGAGTCAGGACGGTCAGTTTTATCATGTAACGGACGAATTCATGAGGCGCGTGGCAGATCCGATTGAGGCTCCACATGACAAAAAAATCGACTAAGAAGACCGCGCCAGGAAAGCCAAAAAAATCCGGAGCTGAACGAGCTGCACATTTATCCGAGCATAAATTCAAGCCGGGCCAGTCGGGAAACCCGAACGGAAGGCCGAAGACGCCTCCTGATCTTCTGGCTGCCAGAAACTTCTCCCGGGAGGAGCTCGAGCGAGCGGTGCTCCAGATCGTGTGGTCGAAGGAGGATGCGGTCGCCGATGTGCTGCTCGATCCTGATGCGCCGATGATCACACGGATTGTGGCGCGTCTTACGACAAACGCCTTTGTTACAGGTGATGTCAAGACGGCAGCATTTTTGTTTGATCGGGCCGGGTTTCCGGTCAAGAGGGATGACAATCCTTCAATTCCGGCGCTACTTGCAGCCATGCCGCTTGATCAGCTTATTCAGCTTGCGCGTCAGGCGATGGATGTACTGGCAACGGGTGAACAGGATCCTTTATCGGGGATCGTTAACATTACACCGGAGGGCAGCAGCTCATGAGGGCATTCAGACCTGACATCATACTGAGAGCATCGGAAGGGGATGATGAGTCCTTTATCTATTCATCCTGGCTTAAGGCTCATTTTGACATTGGAGCCAACGTCAAGGCGATCGACCGGCGGACGTTTGAGTCCCACCATAGAACGATCATCCAGGAGCTCCTCAGGCGTGGGAGTGTGCTCGTCGCTTGTGATCCTGAGGTCCCGACTCTGATCTATGGATGGATCGCCTACGAGATGATCGGCCATCAGCTCTGTGTCCACTACTGCTACGTGAGGGGATCTCAAAGGCGCTTTGGTATCGGCAGGCGCCTTTACCTGGCTGCGAAGGCCCTCGGGCATGATGAGGATCTTCCGGTGCTCATATCCCACTATTCGCCCAACTGGAACCATATAGACAAAAGTGCGGTGCATAACCCATACGCGCATGATGAGTCCCATCATCCCATGATCATATCGCTTGCCGTCCTAAAGCTCGGGGGAGCCCAGCGGCATGCGGTCAGTTGAAATAACTCCAATGGAGACAGGAACAATGCAAAAGCTGATTTGGATCCGGTTTGCAAATGCAGTGAGTGTCGGCGGTGAGATGCTCAACTTCATTGATACATCAAACAGGCATAAGGGGAAGTTTGAGCTCTGGCTTGATGATTATCGCGTAAGGATCGTCAACGTGAAGACGGGCCGTGCGGTTTACAGCTCGCTTTTCAACGTGTCGACCTGGGAGGAGGAGGAGGCCCCAAAGCCGAAACGGATCAGAAAGACGGCGGCCCAGGAGTTTACTGATCAAGAGATCTTTGCCGAGGCCAACTGATGTCAGCGGATCCGGCAATAAAACTCGACTACCAGACGAGTCAGCTCGTCCTCCGGGAGATCGCGCGCCGTCTCCAGGAGGTGCCGACGTTTGTGGATCCTTCGTTTCCGAAGCAGGCCGAGTTTGTCCTCGCGCCCGAACGCTGGCTTGCCATCTTCGGGACGCGGCGGATGGCCAAGACCGACTCCATGTGCAGGCGCCTCCTTCATACGGGCTTCAAACGCTCGCGCGTTCCCCTCCTCTATATTTCCCTGACGCGCGACCAGGCGCGGCGGATTTTCTGGGAGGGCACGCTCAAGCCCATGCTCGACAGGCTGGGCCTGACAGGGCGCGTCAGGCTTAACGAGCAAAGGATGGAATGCAGGCTCCCGAACGGGGCCATCCTCTACGTGCTCGGCATGGATGCCGATGAGGCCCAGATGAACAAGCTCCTCGGGGGCAAGTATGCGGGCGTGGCCGTGGATGAGTGCGGATCCTTTCGCATCAATCTTGAAAAGCTTTACCGCGATAAGCTTCGTCCCGCTCTCATCGACCTTAGGGGATGGATCTGCTTTGGGGGAACGCCCGAGGATTTTACGGGCGGCTTTTTTTATCTCCTCACGCGCGACGATGAAACGCCAAGGCTTTCAGGCTGGCGTGTTTTCGAGTGGACGGGTTGGGATAACCCTTACGTCCGCGTTCAGTGGGAGGAGGAGATCGAGGATCTCAAGCGGGAAAATCCCGATGTGATCCGAACGCCTCACTTTCAGCGTAACTACCTTGGAAAATGGACGCGGGATAAATCAAAGCTTTGCTATAAGGCCCAGCCGGGGACCTTTGTGCGTGAGCTTCCCGAGGGAAAATACTACTACGCCCTTGGCGTCGACCTTGGTTATAACGATGCGACCGCCTTCTCCGTGCTGGCTCTGGCCGAAGGGCAGAGAAAAGCCTACGTAGTTTATCAGTATAAAGCCTCGGAGATGATCCTCCATAAGGTTTACGAGGCCGTTGAGGTCCTCCAAAAGCGCTTCTTTTTTCTGAGCTACATCATCGACGGCGCCAACAAGCAGGCCGTGGAAACCCTGAAGCAATATTTCTCGGTCCCTTTCGAGTCGGCAGACAAGGCGGGAAAGGCTGAGGCGATTGATCTCATGAATTCAGCCATGATCATGGGAGAGCTTTTCGTCTTGTCCGCAGCGGGAGCCCCTACTCCTCTTGAGCTTGAGTGGGACGCCCTTATCTGGGACGAAAAGAAACTTCCGAAAAAGGTTGAGCATGATGGGTGTGAAAACCATATGTCAGACGCGACGCTCTATGTGTGGCGAAAGCTTATGATGATGCACTACGAAAACGTGCGGCCAATGAAGGCCCCGCCGAAAACTGATGAGGAGAAGGTCGATGAGTGGGAGGAGCGAAAATCAAGAGCCGTCCGCAGAGGCAAGACAGGGGGCCTATTCCGGAGGGAAGACGATGAGTCGGGCGAATGGGAAGACGACGACGACATGCTCTATGGATGAGATGCAAAAGCTCATTTCACATGCGCGGAAAGAGGGAGTGAGATCGCTCCGCCTTTCAGGTGGAGATCTCAAAGTTGAGTTTTTCCAGCGCGAAGGGGATCTCATCCCGCCCGAGGATCCGGGGGAGCCGCAGGCTGAAAAGCTTGAGCGGCAGGGAAAGCGTGAGGATAATCCAACGGGCGGTCTACTCTCTCCCGAGGACGTTCGCCTTCTCATGGATCCATATCACGGAGTAAAGGAGTAAGAGCTTATGGCATTTGCAAAAGAGGTTATCAAGGCCGAGTATTACAACCAAAAGCCGGATCTCACAAAGGAGCGCTGGTGGAGGGCTCCCGATGAAAAGATCCATATCCTTGTAACGGAGGAGGCTGAGCGGATTAAAAAGGCCCAGAGCCAAAGAATGAGCCGCCTCACCTTTTTATCGCAGATTTATCAGAATGAGGACATCAGTCCTTTCCGTTCGGGATACTACATCCAAAACCGCATTTCAACCGCGTCAAGACCTACGATAAACGTTATCAAATCCAATACGGATACGCTCTGCAGCAAGATCTCAACCAAAAAACCGCGCCCTGTTTTTCTCACAAAAAAGGGCTCATGGTCCCTTCAGCGCCGGGCGAAAAACCTGACGAAATATATTGAGGGCGTTTTCCAAACGGGCGGCGCCTATCCCGAGGGCCGCATGGCTTTCCGGGATGCATGCATCACGGGATCCGGGTTTATTCATCCCAAGATCCAGGGCAAAAGGATTGTCTTTGAACGGGTGAGTGAGTCGGAAATCATTGTCGACGAGTACGAAGCCATCTATGGGCGGCCGCCCCAGCTCTTTCGGGAATACTGGGTGCAGGTCGATATCCTGAAAGAGCAGTATCCAGACCTCTCCGCTGAGATCGACGACTCAGCGTCGACCGTCGTTCCCGAAGGCGGCGCCAAGGCCACAATCCGCATGGTGCGCGTAACGGAAGCCTGGAGGCCAAAGACTGATTTTTCCAAAGGCAAATGGGCCAAGGTCATCTCAAAGGCTCTTTTGGATTCGGAGGAATATGATTCAACGCTTTATCC